TGAAGCACCATCAGCTAGGTCAATGTTTGCAGGGTATGCAGTTGCAGATCCCGCCCACGAGAAACCTTTAGGATGCATGATATTACCCCATCTTGATAGGATAGTAACAGCACCACCACCATTACCAGCTAGTTCGTTTCTGTCAACAGCAGTTGGGTTAACTTGTCCGATTTCGCTATAATGAAATGCAGCAGGTTTAGCAAGGTAAGAAACCTTTAAACCTGAAGGCATGTTAGCAGTTAGTACTTGGTTGTTAATAACTAATCTAATTTTACCACCCATAACAGTATTAAAACTAAAGTTACCATCAACTACAGGTGCAACATCAAGAACGTTTTGTTTTCTCATAATGTTGTATGTAGCAGTGTCAACTACTAGGTAGTAAAAAGGCTCTTCGTATTCACCTTTGATTGCAGTCATTGCATCAAATAGTTTATCGAAGAAAGCAGATCTTTTATTAGCATTTGTTTCAGTTGCAAATAACGCTGCAGGGTTTGATCCTGAATCTGAACCAGTGTAGTAACCAAAAGATCCTACAACAGCCTCTGAATCAGAAGCACCAATAGCAGTAGCACCCCAAATTTTATCAGAAACACCATTTAAGATAGATCTTAATTGTAGGTCTTCTCTTCTTGCTCTTACAGCAGCGAATTGAGAACCTAAGTAAGATAAACCATCTACTTTAGATACTAGTTTTTGAATTGAAGCTTCTTGAGCACCAACGTGATCAATGTTTTTTACATAAACCGCAGACTTGTTTGAAGCAGACATTAAGTTAATGTTAGCATCAGTAATAGTCTCTGATTGTTTGTAAGAAGTTGATGGATCAGCAAAATCTAACCATCTTAGTGTACCTGTGTAATTTTCACCTGAATCAGTAATTCTAGCGTCAGAACCAACTAAAGCAGTTGAAGTTAATAACGCAGCATCAGTTCTTTCAGCTTGAGCGTAAGCAGAAATTGCCTTAGCAATGTTATTAAAATTTGAACTTGTTACAGTCATTTGTTTTTTCCTTTTATTATTATTGAGGCATTATTGCCTCGGTTATTATTATAAAAGATTAAGCTTATTCAGCCCAGTCTCCGTCAACTTTAACGTTACCCTTTTCAATATTAGCAAGTAGTTCGTCAGTTGACATCTCTTTTATAGATTTGACAGGATTGTTTCCTGAAGCGGGTTTAGCAGGGTTAATACCCGTACCCGCATTTGCTTTAACTGAGAATAAAAACGCATTATTATCGTCTTTAGCATATGATGACACAGCATCATTAATACTTAGGCCATTTTCATGTACCCAATTTCCAGTAGCATCCTTCTTTAAATTTCCTACGATATCTTGATAAGCCATTTTAGCTGCTTTATCAGATTTGAAATTTAAAGAGTTAAGTTGAGAACGCACAGCGTTATCTCTGCTTAATTCTGTGTTCTTTTGTTCATAAGTCTCAAGCTTTGCACTCATCTCAGCTATTTTCATTTGCATAACTTCTGAGTGTTTACCTTGTTTTTCTAAGGCTTCTATCTCAGCTTTTTGCTTTTCACTTTTAGCCTCAGCAACAGCAGCAAGAGCATTATCTCTTTCACTGTATGCATTATCTAAATTAGTTTTAATATTTTTAATAGCTTTAGCAACCTCAGCATCAACCAGACTCTTAATATCTGTATTATCAACTTTAGTTTCCTCGACTTTAGTGTCTTCTTGTACTTTTATTTCTTCACTCATTATCTTCTCCTTGGGACACGGCCCTTGTTATATTTATTAATGAATCTATACTTATAAACAAATATAAATTCTTTTTATATATCTACCACATCCATATCTTCATCAACGGGGTAAAATTCTTCTCTTTCCTTTTTAGTCATTTCTCTTTTTTCATTAACGCAGTTAGTTAATATTTCAACTAACCGTTTTATAAATTGTAAAGAACGACTTATATGAAACCTATCAAAATGAAATTTTTCTAATTTATTTATTTTCAAATAACTTTTAATAAGTCTTTCACTTTCAGTGATATATTCATTCAGTATAAAAGGACTGTTTTTATTAATCATATATCTCACCTAACCTTTCCATTATTGTATCATAAGCCTTAGTTGTATTCGGTGCATAATGTTTCATTAATGCAATCTCAACTTTTCTAATCTTGATATCAGGGTGTTTCATTGTAGCAACATACTCAGCATAAGATTCTTTAACCATAGTATCCGAAAGCGGAGTCCCATCATCAAGATAACCAAGTTTTTTACGATCTAAATAGTATGATAAATCATGACCATATCCTATTTCATTTCTAGAAATAGCACCTGTATAATCATTAAATGTTAAATTAAAATCAAGATCATAACCTTTTTGACCTGGAGTATTTACCATCATTCTATCATTTATTTTCTTTTTAAATATATAAAGATCTTCAGCCGTTGGTGGTGCAAATATAGAATTCTCTTTTCTATTCTCTTGTAAATAATAGTAAAGATCATCATCACTTATACCTGGTAGACTTTTCTCTTTTTTAGTTAAGTCAGCATAGTATTTACTAACCTCAGCTCTATCAGTAGGATTCTTAACAGCATCCTTTAAACCTCTTTGAGCCTTTCTACTAGCATTAAGAGTACTAGCTCTTCTTGTACCAACATCTAATCTTAAAGCATTATAATCTTTAGCTATCTCATCTACAGCAATCTCTGAAAATGTTGATGGTTGAAATACATTATTATCATAACCATCTAAGCTTTTAAGTTTTACTTGTATTGCATTAGGTACACCTAACTGACTTTTTTGTGATCTAACAAATTTATCAGTAGAAAAACCTTTAATAAGTTTTTTAAATTTCTCATCATCTTTTATTAAGTTTTCTAAAACTCTATAATCAATTCTATGAGCATATTCATGAGCAGCAGTTAATTGTATGTTTAAATCTGAGTAACCACCTTTAGAACCAAAGTTTACTGAATCAAACCACTCAATGTTCTCTTCTGTTCTTGGTAAACCTCTTATGTATTTACCCTTTTTACGGTTATACTTAGCACCGCCTGAGAACAATACCTGTCCTGGTGCGGGTATAGATTGTATAAGCTTTGTATAAGTATCTTCTGTAGTACCAAAAGCCATCTCTAGCATTCTTAATTCTCTTTTATTAGTCTCACCAAATAAAGGTTGATCACTACTAACAACTTTAGTTTTAGTAGATGCTCTTGTAGGTGTTCTAACAACAGGTTTGACTTTAACACCATTAAGTAATTCTTCTAATCTACCTACTGATACTAATTGACCATCTTTTGTACTAAATTGTGTAAACTTTAATTTACCAGTATTAAATATTTCAACTCTACGTTTATTACCTAATATAGCTAATTTAAAATCATCATCTTGAGTAGCTAAAAATTGTTCAAAGTTAGTTTTACTAGGAACTTGACCATTAAAAGATGCTCTCTTACTACCAGAAATTCTTTGTAATCTTCTTTTACTAATTCTAGAACTTTTTGTGTTTCTTATATCCTCATAAGATTTAACAATAGGAACAGTTGTAGATCTACAGTTAAAATGTTGTGGCGGTCTAACACCTCTATTATCATCTAATCTGAAAACCTTACCGTCTAATCTTCCACAAATTAAAGAAGTTCTTGAGTCTAAAGTTGCTACATACTGATAACCATCAATAACATCTTCATTCAACTTGTAAGTTGCATTAGATATATTACTTGATGTTTCAGTTATAGCAGTTCTAGATAAAGTTTTTAATTGAGCAGTGGGTAAATCAATTGAATTACCTACATTCTTAGCAATCTTATTAACAGCTAAGTTTTCTATCATACCTTTTTTCACAACATCCTTAATTCTTCTCTGTTGTGTTAAACTGATAGATGCAATTTGTTGAGAATATGTTCCTGCTGAATTAATAATTAAATCATTAACTTTCAACCCAGTATACACTTTACTTCTATAAACTTTACCTAAACTTTGTTTTAAAGTATTGTTATGGAACTTAGAACTAGTATTAGCCAAAGCTTTTAATTCTGAAATTCCATTTCTGTATATCTTACGATAAGTTTTTCTAGTCTCTAAAGTTAAAGCACGGTTTAAAGCGTTTACACTTTTATTACCATTCTTTAAAGCAGAGTTAACTAATCGTTTTTTATGGGATGACATGACTTTTGTTAAATCGGTATCTAGTTTCTTTTCGTAAAGACTTAAAAGAGCACGGTTTTTCAGCTCTCTAGATAATATATCATCGTTTATACTCATTTATTCCTTTTACTTTTTATCTTTGAGTTGATCTAACTCATCGTTAATTCTTTTAGAATATTCAGCAATTAAGATATCGTTTTTAGCAACATCTAAACTAGCTAGTATCTTTTTATTATTACAATCACCTAATATTGCTAAATTATGTTTAACGGTAGGTGATAGTTCACTCTCTTTATATTCTTTATCGTTTATTGTAATTACTTTATCTTCAATCATTTTTATTTCCTTTTATATTTTACTTTCTTCTTAGACTTTTTCTTTTTCGTCTTATATTCATCCTCGTTCTTCTTACTTTTCTTACCTCGCAACAACATCTTACCAT